AAGAATGATACCAACAGTTACAAGTATGGGCTGGATTGCTACACTGGTACGCCAGATTACAACATCATCCGAGACAATATCTTTGTCTCTCCTACCACTGCGGGTGTCCACTTCATCAACGGACAAGCCCACAACATCGTGGGTGACAATGTTGGTCATGTGGGACCAGGAGACACTCGTACGATTATCAAGTCCATCGACCACGCCGACCTGACTGACGACGGTGGTGCTGCTGGCCACATTGACTTTGATGACTCCATCCCTGCTGAGTCCAGTATCAAAGCGGTCAAGCTAGACTTTACAGAAGCATGTAATTCAGACAATACCACCACGCTTACTGTGATGATTGGTTCTGCTGGTGATACAGATGCTTTTTCTATGACGGCTGACCCAGGTGATAACGCTTTCAATACCACTACTGATATCTGTTGGGGGGAATCGGACTGCCAGAATCACATAGTAGGGACAGAAGTTACTCCGCGAGTAACTTTCACCGAGGATGATGATATTACTAATATCATTTCTGGCGCTGGGAGTCAAGGCGCGGTCACTATCTATATTACCTACATGAAGGGATAATCAAGAGAGTAGTAGTGGAAAGGAGTAGCAATGCGTAATGTCCCAGAAAGCGGGCGACCCTGTATTAGCAAATAAGGACTTCCTCCCAGTCTACGCTTATCAGCCTATAGAATTTAACTTAGGCCGTGTACTTGGCACTCATAAACCGACTGTTGTAGACAGGGGCATATTCTCTGGTTGGAGTCTGCCCATCTTTAATAGCGATGATGAGGACTTATGGGGTTGTATTTGTGTTCCTGATGATTGGAGCGAGGATACTGACTTTGACATCTTTATAGGCGGTTGGCTAGATACCGCCAATACAGGCAAGAAGTTCCAGATAAGAGTTGAATACTCTCACTGGACGGCGGGGGATACAGTACCAAATACTTCAAGCAATATAGACATAGAGTCAGAAACAGGCACTGCTGCTCAGTATAAATCATTCAAGTTACAACATACTGTACCTTATTCTGGTATCATAGCAGGAGATGTTTTGGGTTTCAGGATTTACAGAATAGCGGCTACATCAGATGAAATAGCGGGCGAGTTTGTACTCCAGGGAACTATGTTACGGTACCAGAGAATTAGAATTGGTGGGTACATTACTTAATAAAATAATATGCCAACTAAAGAACAACTTAAATATATATTTAATGAAATAGGATATAACCCATCTACTGAGCAATGGCTTGTACACAATGAAAGATTGCGATTGGTAGCAGGCGGGGAACGTTCCGGCAAGTCTTATTTATCAGCCATGGATATGTTAGCGAGACATTTTGCTGGTGAATTATTTTGGCTAGTAGCCGCCGATTATGAAAGAACCAAGGCTGAATTTGAATACATACAGGAAGGACTAACTAAATTAGGAATAAATTTCCAATCAACGAAGCAAGTAGACCCAGGGGAAATCATAACAGAACTTGGTATTACATTTCAAACAAAATCTGCTAAAGACCCACGTAAAATTGCCATGAAAGCCCCAGATGGAATCCTTGTCTGCGAAGCTTCACAGATAGACTTTGAAACATTCCTTCGTCTGCGTGGCCGCCTTATTGAAAAGCGCGGCTGGATGTTAATGTCTGGAACCTTTGAATCTAGCTTAGGTTGGTATGTCGATATGTTCAACCTGGGCAAGGCAGCGAATGATTTTCTTATTAAATCATTCAGTCTGCCCACATGGTCTAACCTGGCTATATTTCCTGGTGGTCGTACTGACCCAGAAATAAAACGAATAGAATCAATTATGTCAAATGATTGGTTCATGGAGCGTTATGGTGGGGTTCCATGCCCACCCAAGGGACTTGTATTCCCAGAGTTTCGTTCCAATATACATACAGGCAACACAGAACTATTTGAATATGACCCAGGAGAACCTGTACACGTATGGGTAGACCCAGGATATAGCCATGCTTATTCTGTCCTCTTTGCACAGAAACGTGCAGATGGCGCCGTTATTTTCGATGAGGTTTATGAAACTGGTTTTGTAACAGAAGACATAATAACAATATGCCAAAAGAAGCCCTGGTGGGGCACCGCAAATATTGTTGGTGGGGCAATTGACATCGCTGGCACCCAGCATCAAGCTATGTCCTCACCAGCAGAAACATGGTTACATCAGGCAGGTCTTTCGCTCATGTCACGCAAGATTAGGATACAGGATGGAATAGAGCGTGTAAAAACCTGCCTGAAAGTAAATCCGATAACTAATCTTCCTGGCCTATTCATAAACACAAAATGTACAGGCTTAATAAGTGAACTCGGTGGCTGCCCAAATCCCATTGATAATACTACACGTGTATATAAATGGCGTATGGATAGAGACGGGAATGTAGTAGGTGAAGTACCAGACGACAAAAATAATGATGCATGTAAGGCTTTAGCTTATGGCTTAGTAGATATGCTGGGATACACACAGAAACATAGAGCACCAATAAAAACATTTACACCAAAACGCAAGAGATAAGGAGACGTATGAATCAAGTATCTTGGTCAGAATTACGAAGAATTAGTGCTGCAAATGTAGTACCACAGCTACCATTAGAAGTTCTTGTAGATGGAACGCCAACATTTGTCTTGAGTGGCATAGACGATGCAATAGTCGTTTCGGATTTGCATGTAAGAGTTAAGAATAAACTCCGTGCAATGGAACGAAGAGCTAGGGCAGGTATGCCGAAACCAGTAAGAATAGATGTAGAAGACGAGGAATAAATGAAGAGCGTCGAAGATATACAAGCTGGAATTAAGCGTTACTGGAACGATACAACTAATATTCAGCTACGCAAGCGCTGGGATAGAGACTACGACCTATTCCGCGAAGTTCCTTATGATGCTGGAAGCGGCTTCTACTCCTACACATCTAACTCGGCTCGCGTACTGGCCGATAAAGCAATATCAATGCTTACCGATGCCAAATTAATTATAAGAATTCCAGAAGACACGCTACAAGAAGACGAGATAGAAGTAGCCAATAACATTGAGCGTTTTCTCTATGGCGTGCGCAATATGAACGATGATAGGTTAATGCTAGAACCAGACTCACCAAGCTTGAATTCTTTAGAAGCCTGGTACCCAGTAGTACGTGGCACATTAGCAGGCAGAGCATTAATATTGAAAGAAGAAGATGGCAGTACATTCCCAGAAATAGCAATCTGGGATATCTATAATACTGCGTATGCCCGTGGGCGGCGTGGATTAGCTTGGGCAGCGCACACTAGAACCGCGTCGCGCGAAGAAATAAAAGATACCTACGGAATAGATGTAGGAAAGCGTGAAGCAGACATCGTAGACTACTGGGATACACAGGACAATATAGTTTATGTAAACGGTAAAGATATTGTAAACCAGTGGACACATGGACTTGGTTACTGCCCTGTGCATATAAGCCGTGTTGGGGCAACCCCAATAGTTGGGCATGGAACCTACAATCAAACAGGCTTGTATGTCGGAGAATCAATCTACGGCCCAACCAGACAATTATATCCACTACTTAACAGAACGATATCATCGTTGCTAACAATAGTCGAGCGCGGCGTAGTGGTGCCGCTCGGTGTCTGGTCTGCTGGTGGGCAGCGAAATCTTGAAGAAGATATCTGGCAGACCGATAAAGCGTTCGCAGTCCCGATGGATTCCACAACAGGGGAGAAAATAGAACCTCTTATGGAGCCAACCATGCCTAGGGATGCAAAGGACATGGTAGACTTCGTACAAGGTGAGATACAACGTGGTGGTATTTCTCACGTAGCATAATCAACCAATTGCAGGGTTCGCTAGCCAGTTTGATTGTGCCCTTTGCCCGTTGTATTGAACAATTCCAGACTAGTATAGCAATATCTTTAATGAAGCAATACGCCGCGGGTGGTTGGAAGCCTGTAGAAGTCAGAGGAAGAACAAGCAAGGGCGCACCATTTGGTGTTCCAACACCGATTAAAATTAAACCAAGCGACATAAATGATGCGTGGCGCCCAGAAATAACACTAACACCAATATACCCGAAGGATGATGCACAACGTTACCAGCTTGCTCGACTTGCGATAGATGGTGAAAAACCAATACTGTCACGGAGAACAGCACAGGCTGAAATAATAGGTGTTGAAGATACTACTCTTGAGAATGAGAGAATATCTGAGGAGTGGGCTGATAATTTACCAGTAATAAAACTCTGGAATGCCTTGAATGCATCCCTCGCTGCTAACAATTTGGATAAAGCAAGGAATATTGTAGCTGAACTTAATTTGTTCATGCAGCAAACACAACCTAAAAATACTCCGCAAGGTGGCAGTATAAGCCCAACAGGGCAACTAAGCCTTGAAAATATTGGTATGAACCTACCGCCAATGGCAACTGGAGTACCCCCTGAAACAATGCCACAAGAAATGATGGGTGGTGTTTCTGGTGGTACAGTTGGAGCTACTCAATGACAGATGAACTTAAAGTAAAAACTATTCCAACAGTCCCAGATTTTGAAACTTTTGATGTATCCATACCAGATTTATTTATATATTATCAAGAGTGGTTGGAGAATTTAGTTAATAATGGTGTAATGGCACCAGAAAATGCCCTTGATTTAATAGAGAAGGCCGTAGACCGTATTACTTACGCTATAACAATAAGAGGATTTACAAAAGATTACGGACTATTTGGACTTGGTAGACAAGATTTTACAGCAAGGGCTATCGAAGAAAAACTAGCTAGTTTAGAACAGGGTTCAACGCAAGTAGACCCACTTGCTAGAAAATTAGATGCATTAATGGGATTGTTGGATTATGCTGGGGAGCAGGGCTATACTGTGCCCTTTGCTACGCAGTTACCAGAGTTCAGTCCACTACGTGACTTGCCTCAGTATACCAAGGCTATAGCTCCATTAGCTTTTGGCAGAATGGCTATAGACGCTGGGTATTCACCAGGAAGCAAAGAATATAAAGAATGGTATAATAAAGGATATGACTATCAGCAAGATTTTATTGTTGGTGTAAAAGCTCCTGGTGTAGAACGTAAAGCCGCTAAAGAATATGCTGAT